ATCATTAGTTAAAGCAATTGATAAATATCCATATTGACTAGGTGATGATGGAAATAAAGAATAAGGATTGTTATAGCTAGATGTCATTGTAAACTCCTTGTAAAGAATCCTGAGGTTTTGCGCATTTGCTCTTCACGTTGATACTTACTTAAAGTATCAGCGTATAATTGATCATATTTAGTGCGTTCATCTGCTTTCTCATAAGGAATAGCTTCAAGTAAACAGCGATAAAGCAATAGGTTATAAGCATTATTAGTTAAAGTATTAGTCGGTGTAAGCTCACTAAGTGCTAAAGGCAATTGATAATATATTATTCTAGCTTGATAATTCTGCTTAGGAGTTGGTGTTATAAAAAAATTATAAACATCTGCTTCGGCAATATATTTAGGCTGTCCTAATATTGATTGATTAGGACTATATTTATAACAATAATCTAATGATGCTGATTTAAGCGGTGTTAAAATATTATAAACTAATGGTGTTACAAGATCAGCAGTAAAAATATAAAATGTAGATAGATTTTTATAATCAATAGGTTTTGGGAAAGTCGGTTGACTAGCCTCTAAAGTAAAATCTCTGGTAACTCGATCTTCAATAGATTTTAAATCAAGCGCAATAGATTGTTGAGCATTAGATATAAATCTTGGTATTTCATTGGATAAAGACAATGAAGAATTTTGCATATATTGCTGTATATCATTGACCAATCCAAAATAATCATTTTGGGCTAGCGGCATAGTTGTCTCTTACTGTCCTCCTATTCTTGGCAAAGTACATTAGTGTAACCTCCGTCACTATTTATACCTGCATTATTCATTGCAATAAATTTTACACTTTTATTTATTATTTGTGAATTAAAAGTTAAAAAATTAATGTTTTGTAAAATTGCTGAAGCATTAGTATTATTAGCTCCTGGTTGTAATAATATATAAAGTGGTGTTCCATTACCTCCACCGCGAATTGTTCCTATATTTATTCCACCAACTATTACATAATTTCCACTAACAATTACCGACCCACCGCTTATAACAGTTAAATTATCTTCTAAAGTTACATTATCATAGATAAGCACCTGTAATATACCTGTACTTAAATCCGTAGCACCATTTGCTTGAGATATGGTAATATTAGGATTAAGAATTACCGAAGGACCACCAATAGTATAAATTACGGTATTACCAGTATTATTAAGTGTTATAGCCTCAGTAGGTTGTACGTAGAAAGGACGAGGAGTATCAACCGGAAACGGATCTCCAGGTAATGCAAGGACCTTCCCTTGAGGATTAGGTTCTGTTAAAAAATCTTTATGAACATAAAATCCAGTAAAAGTTAAAGTATTACCATACCATTCATATTGTTTTTTTAAATCATAATGCATAATCTTAAAGCCAGATGTATCACATTTAGCGGTAGGATTATGGTTCCTGAAAGAATAAGGTTGATACTTACGATTTTTTTTATATTTCATAAATTAAACTGAAAAATATATGGTGCATGTTCGGTATCTTCTTGCTCGATATCTTCCATAGATTTTGCAGCTGATTGCATTAAATTAGCCATTTTATCAGGTGATATTTCAATACCCATTATTTTATCTTTCTGTGCAAGTTTTAAAGCTAAATTTGCACAGAAAGCTTCATAAAATCTATTAGGAATATTCAATATATCCGTCAGATAAATAATCTGAGGACTCAAGACTTTTAAATTAAGAATAAGATAAGGATAATCAAGCTTTCCATCAGGGACAGGCCATAAAATAATTGAAGGATTAATATCTCTGTTTAATAAATAACTTGAAACACTTCCTGTTAAATCTTTGGTTGCTATTCCTAAATATTGACTACGACTAAGTAAACTTATTTGTCTTGAAATATTATGCGTACAAAAATAGAGCTCTTGGATATCTAAAGTAGCTCCGTTTGTTTCTCTAATACGCCAATAAGGAGCTAATTGCGCAACTTTATTTACATACCAAACTTGCTGACCGGCAAGATATGTTTGTAGACCAGTAGTTGGTGGATTTTGATTATTAATAACTGGATAAATATTGATCCAATTACTATTATCAAAAGAATATTCTATTGCTAATGTATATTGCTGCGTAGTATTAGATTGAATTCCAATATAATCAAGAGCAAAACCAGGATTATTATTAAAATTATAAGCTATATAACCGTTAGACGCAGTTTGTGTACAAGAAGTTGTACTATTACCGTCAAAAGCATTTTGTGCAACTCCTGAACTGCTACTAGCAACACCCCCTAGTTGTCTGGTGATATTAGCTATCGATACTTCTCGCTCAGGAACATCAGCAGTTCCAATAGGCAATTGATAACTTTTTTGACCAGTTGTCAAATTAACCATAAACGGTTGAATACTATAAAGATTATTATATTTTGCCCAATCAGTAAGTAAAATATTTAAAGAATTTATTGCACTAATAAGAGGATTTCCAACTAATTCAGGTAAAGTTAAACCAATACGTTCAAAAGACTCTATAATAATTTCATTTGCTGTTACATTTATAAAAGGGTTCAGAGTAATTGCCACTTAACTCTCCTTTATAAGGTTCCTTGCTGTGCTATAAATGCTTGAAATGTAGGAGCAGTACCAGAATTAATTACAAATCTAATTGCATAAACAGGTGCTGCAAAATTTAAATATTGTGAAGTAGTGAGAGCAGCAATTACTGTACCTATACCAGTATTTCCTCCAGGTGCTATAATGGGAATATTAAGCCAATTATTTGTAAAATCAAATGTTGGTGGGGAAGTATAGTTTTCAAAAGGAAATAATGTATATTGTAAATCATAATTTATTGTTCCTCCTACAACAGTTTGAACCGCCCATTGAGCTTTTGAAACATTCATTGACATTTTAAAAGGAAGAGATTGAGCTGAAATACCAAAACCAACACTCATATTAGTAATATTTCCGTTAGTAATTAGAGAAGTTATCGTACTATAATATTGGATTGAAGTTACTGTATTATTATTAGATCCAGCTAAAACTTCAGTAACAATATTTCCAAATACATCATTACCAATAATAGTAACGTTAGTTGCTGAGTTATTTGCAACAGAAGTAAAAGTAACTTTTCTATTCCACTCAGAAGTAGACACAACAATATTAGCATCTGCATTAAGAGCAGCATAATTAAGTACTAATGCTCCGGCACCTGTTCTACTTTGAACAGCAGCATAAAATGTAGTATTAGCAGCTAAATAACTATTAAGTACTTGAATTTTCATTAGCAAATTTCCATTTTAATTATAAGGAGCTGCGTATTGAGGTAGTCCATAAACAGTTTTATAAGTTTGTTGATTTACTTCAAATGGAATTGCTGCCATAATCCATGTTACAATAAGTCTTTTAATCCCATCAGCAGCACTAGGAAGTAAAACCGTACCTCTAATATCTCCGGTAATTGCTGTTGCTGGTGCCGTCTGATCAGCAATTGTGTAATTAGTACCTATACCAGTTGCTGGAATTGCAGCAATTACAGTCGGTATTCCAAAATTACCATTAATAATTCTATTAACATTATTTAATACATAAGGAAGACCGATAACACCACTTGTTCCTACAGATACAACAGTAATAGTTGCACCACCTGCCCAAACTCTAGTAACACCTGCAAAAGCTTTTTTACCGGAAGTAGTAGCAGCTGCAACAGCAGAAATTTGTTCAGTCATAAATAGATCATCTTGATCAAATCCCCACACAGTAAAAGTAGTAGGAGTAGCTCCTGTGCCTAAGGTAATAGTTACTGCACGTGGAGTATCAAAAAAATAAATTGTGTCAGTTGTATTAGTAAACACATTATAAATACCAGATACTGTCGTTACACCAGTTCCAGCTGTAAGAGGTATATAAGAAGCAACAGTTGGAGCAGTTACTGCTGCTGCTAAATTATTATTAGTAGCAGCTAAAGGGATAACAGAAATACAACCTAACTGAGGTTGTGGAATACCCACTTGCATTCCATTTAAAGCCTGAGCCTGTACTGTACCGATACTAATTAAATTACCGAAATTATTAGGTTGATAAAATTTATTTTGTGTAGTTAATGAAAAAACCATTATAACCTCTTTAAATTAAAAACCTTGACAACAAATAGTTGACCTAGCATTACTTGGACCGCTTGAATAACGATCAAAACCACCCATACCAACAGTTCTATTCTTTTCATCCATCCATGAAGATACTTCAGCCATGTTTTTCTCATAAAAAAGCAATCCGTTTGGACATGTTGTAAATAAGAAAAATGAGTTAGGATTAGTTAAATAAGGATTAACCACGTAACCACCTTTTACAAATCCTTGATGATATACAACACCGATATCACGATTAGCAGTACCAGGACGTTCGGCATTAAATAACACTCGAGCCACATCATATTGAAGAGTTGGTGAACAAAGTAATTTATCACCTTCATAATTTAATACTTTACCAGCAGCATCAGGTAATGTCTGAGCAATTGTGATCATATCTGTAAGAGCTGTCTCACTAAAAGTAGCAGGAGAAAGAACATTAGAATACACACCAACTGCTGTTGGATGTTGAGTTGATGCAAATGCTTGACCATCACCGATTGGATTAGTATTATTAAACGCAAAATTAAATACGTTAGTTGCATTCACGTCACGAGTTAATACTAAAGAAGCTTTAATTTGTTCTCCAGCATTTGGAAACTCATCGGTATATAAATTATCGTCTATTGATTCGAAAGTGAATTCTATCGCGCTACTAAAGCTGGTATGATCGTACTGCGTTTTATTAATAATGAAGTTAGTTTGTAGTTCATATGCTTCACCTTCGTTCATTGCTTTCGCATATCCCATTGGTGCATATTCAACAACTATATCAAATGCTTTTTTAGTTGGAACTAACTTAAAATACTTTTTATATAAGCTTTCATAATATTTAGCATCACATAATACTAAGCTTAATCCAGGCCACATAAAATTTATAATTTGCGATCTTGTTACTTGTGCCATTTAAATATCTCCTCTTAAATGTTTTAATTATATTGTTAATGATGGGTAGCAAATGCTTGCATTGATTTTTACCAATACATTATTACTTATTGTGCTCCATGCATTTCCATTGTTTGGTGATAAATTAATCACTTGAAAATCTGTTGTAGCAGCAGGGGTAGTTATTAGTTGTCTAATCTCGGCTGTTGAATAACCTGTTGAAATATTACCATCACCTGCTGAAAAATTAAGTTGACTTGAAAAGTTTGCTCCATCAAATAAACTTATTACTGGAAAACCAGTAGGCATATCTGTTGAATTTGATTGCATATCATATAAAGTATTCATATCAACCTGAACAGCAACATATGTTTGCACACCTGTAGGTTTAATTGTATTTTTTACCCAATATTGTTGTATTGTTGTTGGAATTACTCCTTGATTTGCACTTGGTGCAACTATTCCTGTACCACCGGTTGTAAAATCTTTAAATGCTCTTGCTGAACCAAGTATTGGAGCATTAGTTGCACCAATAGTAATTGTACCAGAGTTTGTTGCTACTGTTACTGGACTTCCTACAAAAATGTTTGCATTATATCCACTTGCTATAGGATACCATAAGAAATTTGCTGAATAAGGATGATCCGCAAAAGATTTTACTGGATTCATTCCCTGATTTTGATTATAAGCTACCATGTTAGTTATCTCCTTTAATTAATATAAGTTTTCCGACCTATATTAATATTGTAGGTAACTAACAAAGATATGTCAAAAATTTGTAATAACAGTTAATTTTTTGAAAAATAAAAAATAAAATATTTTGATTTAAACTATAATTTGTTTATAAATAAAAATAGGAAATCCTAATCTTTTATAAATCCATTAAATTGAATGCTTAATTTTAAACTAGTTAGAGCAACGATTAGGATTTCCATTAGAAATCATCATCTCTAACCGGACGTCTTACATGACTATACTCTTTTACTTTACCCTCAGCCCTTTCAAATAAACCAGGACGTGCTGGAGAATAATTAGGTTTACGACCTGCGGTAGCTGCGCCTTGAAGTGCTAATTCATGATTAGCTTTCTCATGATATTCCCAGATATATTTATCTATTTCCATCAATATCTGTCCATGTCTTATTACCACATCTTCATTATTATTTTTATTCTTTTCAGTAATAATATTAAAATATGGATGCATACTTTTTTTAACAGGTATCCATCCTTTTTCCATAAGTTCCATTTGATAATCACGTTTACTAGCAGGATTAAGATCTGCAAATAACCACATTTTATCAGATGGAATTATTTCTTTTGGAATATGTAATTTACCAAGACGACTATTCATCATAGTCGTTCTATACTCATCATAAGATAATTTAGTTTTACGTTTATCATCAGAACGAGTTTTAATAGCTTTAAAACTTACTTCATCTTCTTTGTTTTCATGATTATTCATGAGTAATAACCTCTTTCATGTGCTTTATTTTCTTGATGTTTATCATTATATTTTTTATATAATTTAGCTTTAAGTTCAGGATTTAAAGGTTTTCCATTTTTATCTTTTACTTC